ACCCCCTTTCACTAAAAAACCCGACCCTGGCAGACCAAAATCATCGCCATCTGGCTTCGGAGGGGCATAATATGGACAAAAAACAGCTAAAAATAGCCCAAAAAACGCCTAAATTTGACCTTTCTGGCGCCTTGAGAGAAGCCAAATTAGCCGTTAAAGATGCTAATACGATCATTGAAGCCTATATCGACGCACCAAAAGCAGCAGTTGCAGGTGGTGCAATTGGTCATATAAGCAATTTGACTCAAAAAGCATCTGGAAGAATCGACGCAAAAGAAAAAAAACAAAAAATAGAACGAGACGCGCGTAATAAACGTATAAAAACAATACAAAAAAGAATTGAAAAGAGAAAAAAAGAACAAGCACTAGCAGCTGCAACGTCCAAAAAAGAAGAAATAGAGAAACTAGACTATGCTATTGAAAGAACAAAGAAACAAAAAGAGACGCCTAGAACAAAACAGAGGCTTAAAAAGCTAGAATTAAAAAAGGGTCGTCTAGAGAAAAGCACAACTCACCCCTTGAAAGAGATGGAAAAAAGGCTTAAGCAGATAGAAAAGATTAAAAAAACTGATGCGCAAATGGCCGCTTTAGAAGCAAAGCTAGAGAAGATAAGAAAAAATAATCCTCAAAATAAATGGGATGTTGAAATTATGCGTTTAGACGGGATAGTCGACAAAACCGAGGAAAATGTATCTCAAAGCTTTGATGATCTTTTAGATTATATGAATGCTAACTTTGAAGACAGTGTCAACCCATCAGAACCTGAAGCCACAGCAGAACCAGAGCTGCAAGAAAGTAAGAAAACAATAAGCGATATTACAGATTTTCTTATGGAGGAATTATATGAAACTTATAATAAACAATAAAACATCTGCAGATATGACACATATGGAAAATCTTATTAAAGAGTTCTTTCCGTACGCACAACAGCGTTTGGGTTTTAATAAGCCGGTTTCTGCTAGTTTGGTGTCAGATCCACAAAATGCCGAGGATCTTCTAGGGAAAACAGCGCATTATAGTCCACAAACAATGGAAATTGTTGTATATGTAGATAAAAGGCATCCAAAAGATATATTAAGATCATTTTCTCACGAATTAGTACATCATGCACAAAATTGTCGAGGGGAGTTTGATAAAGATTTATCTGTAGGTGAAGGATACGCACAGAAAAATGAACATATGAGATTAATGGAACAAGAAGCCTATTTAGAGGGACAAATGATTCTCAGAGATTGGGAAGATTCAAAAAAAATTACTAAGGAGAGTAAACAAATGACAGAAGAGAAATTACGTACAAAAGTACGGGAAGCTATTCAAAAAGTTTTGAATGAGGGAGAAGACGTCGTAGAAGAAGAGACGGTCGAAGAAGAAATCACCGAAGAGGAAGTTAATGAAGAAGAAGTTGTTGAAGAAAATGAAGAAGTCAATGAAGAAGAGACTCTACAAGAATCTACAGAAGAATGGAAAGGCCGCGTATTATATGAAACCTTGATGGAAAAATGGTGTAAATAGGGATTGAGAATTGGCCAAGACACTAAAATATCTATCTAAAAAAAATCGATTCTATAATATAGATAGTCGTATAGTTGTACCTTTAAGCGTGAATGGAACAATTATTGGTACTGGCTCTACCGATGATCATATTGGTGTGTATATTGATGGTACCCTGAAAAAAACCATTGGCATGCAGCCGGATAAAGTAATATTGACGTCTGGTGATGGCCTGCGCGCCGGATCTCTACATACAGTTAAGTTTGCAATTATGACTGGAAGCAATGATGAAGGTCGTACCGCAGTAACGAATGCCGGCGCAACTACAGAAAAGATCTTTTTTAAAATTAATCCAATTACGGTTGATCCAGCTGGAAAAGGCAGGGTAACATCTATTTCTAGTGCAGTTGATCTTATAAAGACCTTAGCTAATCCGGAAGCCGGCCATCAAATATTATTATCTAGTGGGACATATGCAATCAGCTCTCCAATTGATTTAAAAGGTTGCGATAATATTAAAATCTATGGAAGACCTAGGGATGCATCAAAAGTTGTTTTAAGCGGAAGCGATCCTGCTCCTTCTTCTGTGTTTAAGACATCTCATAGCGCATCTTATGCTTTTTTGACGATGAAGAATACAACTTCTACAGCAATTGATTGTATCAGAGATGATAAAGAAAGAACTGTATACGTTGAAGGTGTTATCATCGAACAAACCTCAAATCCCATAAAAGGCCTCTCGCCAAGAAGTCGGATAAGAAGATCAGTAATAAGAAAATGCAATCATGGCTTAAAATCTTCTGGCAGTCTTAAATGTGCGTATGTGATTTTTAATGACATTAACACAACAGACGCACCTTTAAACGGAGGCTGGGGTGGAAGTTACGCAGTATCTGCTGGCTCTGGTTCAGTTGTGCAGAATTGTACGATTTACAACGTAACTGGTACTTGTGGAATTGAAGTAAAAGGTGGTACAATAAGAAATTGTATTATATCGACAAGCAAATTTTCTAACTATGCTATGAAGGCAGATTATTATAAAAGAAATTTGACTCATAAGTTAACGACTTAGGATACTAATTAGTTTTAAGGAGAATGGCTGTAATATGGCAGATTTAATTCAAGTATTTGGAGATGTACAAGATAAAGACGGTGGGCTAGTTAATAGTTTAAATATTCAAGGCAATCCTTTGTTTATCAATGCAGAGGATAATAATTTTGCCCTTAGCTCAACTTTGTCGCCGGCATTTGCAGCCGGAGATGCAGCCATAGAACTCGCCGGCTCTGATGTGTCCGACGTATTTAATACAACCGACGCGTCTTTTACAGATGTTAGCGGCGATGCCACTGGAAATGTACAGACATCCGTCGGGCAGGATACGGTTGCAGATGTTACAAATGATCGTGAAGAATCTACAGCTGAAACCAAAACTGTAATAACTCCTTCCGTGGGCGCCTTTGAGATTGTCTTTCAGGATGGTATAATTGTTGCAGCTCAACAACCAGCCGCCGTTGCCGTCTCTTTGACGCCCGGCGTAGCAGCTCAAGGCTCACAGTCTGTTGACGTAACAACATCCGGAGAAAGAGAGGTAACATTAGTTTTTGCAGAAGATCAGACAGAGGATGAAACTACCGAAGAAAGAGAAACCGAAGATGATGATACAATTGTCGTTGGTAGTGATGGAAGATTTGAGGTAATTTTTGATGCTGATGACGAAAACATTGAACGAGTCGATGAAGATGGAGAAATTACTGTTACAATATCCGTAGATACGACAGTATGGGTAGATACTTGGCAAAATAGTACAGATGTAGAAGCCTGGACCCCGCCAGTACAAGGTGGCACTTTTACCAAAGTTGAAATTCCAGAAGAAGTACTTCGTGCGAACGATGGCACAAGAATCTGCACTGAAAGAATGATTCAGCTAGGTTTGTGTGATGAAGAAAATCGCCCGTCCGGCGCGCTTAGAACGACATTACCATGTCCGATCGACAGGCCTCTGATTGGAGTTGATTACAATTTAAATACACTGCTTTGCATATCAGAGCAGTATGACAGAAAAGTCCAATCAGTACCTTTAGGCTTGGGAGTTGCGTGGGCAGTAGGCCCGCCTTCACTAAGACTTAGACGTAAAAACGTATATAGGGTAACAACCAATTCCCCAGCCGGAAGTTATATAAAGTAGGAGTTTTTTATGGGCACACCAGGACATATGCAACATCCATTTGACGTGACAGAAGTTCAAGTAGGATTAGATTTAGTAAAATATTTTAATAAGATCGTAGAGCATCTTAAGGAACATGGCGGAAGTGTTAAATTCGATGGTATCAATGTAAGTTTCAAACTAGTTGATGATGAAACAAAACCTTCTGGAAAAGACTTTCGTATGGACCGCGGCACATCTCATATTGAATCTGTTGTTGGAATGACAGCTGCCGATGCTTATAAAAAATGGCCTCAAGGCCATGGTATGCCCCCTGCTATTGACGATTTATTGAGGATATTCAACAAAGCGCTACCTTTAATTAAGCCGGAATTGAGAGAATTAGGAATGTGGGATGATCCAACCAAATTCTTTAATACTGAATATATGAAAAAAGGCAAAACTAATGTCATTGAATATCCAGAGCCTATTTTAGCAGTTCATGGAATAAATCAATTCTACGAAAAGAAAGCACAAAAATGGAGAGTCGAAAGAGGTCAATCGATGGATCGCCCGGGCTTACCTAGACCAACTGATGAAACTGGCAAGCCAACAACCGATGTAGGAAGTATAGAAATACCTTATGATAGAGAAGTGTTAAATAGACTTATAGAAAAGGTGCAATCGATCGCAGCCGAAGAGGGCTATAACTTAGTTGGAGATGTTCCGGCCAGATTAGTTTCAGAGGTTGATTTCACAGATACATTAAATTCCGAATTTCCTATTATGATCACAGAAAAACAACCTGATACTCGCACTCTTAAGCAGTGGTTATCTACTGCAACAAACCCGGGTCATGATACTGTATTGAATATTAATGAAAGACCAATATGGGCAATTAGTAAGGATGTTTATGTGCAGGTTTTGCAAAAAAATCCATTGTCAAGTTTTCTTTCTAATATTAATCAGGACATGCAGAAAGCAATTGCCGGCGCTGTTTTTAATGAAGCAACTAGAAAGCTGGGCAATGACGTAAAAAGAGCGCTAGAAAGTGAGTTTGGTAATTTATTTGAACATGAAGGTGTCGTCCTACGCGGATTAGAAGCAGATCCGGTTAAAGTGACGGGCAACTTTATTTTAGAGGGTATGGCTACTGAATTTAGAGACACTCCGGAAATAGAGCCTGAAGGAGAATACGATTTTGTCTCTAAGAGAAAAGTTGCTTTAATTGCCGGCGGCTTTAAGCCTCCCCACCGCGGCCACCTTAATTTGGTAGAAGATTATTTGGAGCGCGTCGGCCCAAAGGGTGCTGTCACCATCTTTATGAGCACGAGTGATAATCCTAAAACAATGCGCTATATTGGCAACGATAAAACGCTGGGAGATCCAGTAACGACCGAACAAGCAATGCAAATTTGGCAAATTTATCTAAAAAATAGTGGAATAGAAAAAAGAGTCGATTTTGTAACGACATCCGGCGGTCCAATTGGAGAAGTCGTCGATTTAGTTAAAATATCAGATCCAGAAGATGTAGAATATTATTTAGCCGCCGGCGGAAAAGATGGAAAAAGATATGAGTTTATATTAAACGATAAAAGATATAATCCTAACGATGTTACTGTTCATATCGAACCAACACCCACTGTTTTAGATTCAAACAATGAAAATATGAGTGCTACAACTTTTAGAAGAGCGTTAGCAAATCTTCCAGATCAAATGAATATAATATTAGATTATATTCCTAGAAGCAGTGAAAAAGATGTTGATAAGATATTGACTATTCTAGGCGTTGGCTTGGGATCAGCTATAGAAGACCAGCCGGAAGATGAAGAAAAAAAAACATTGACTATGGAGTCCCTATATTCATTGGTTGAGGAGTTTATGAATGAAGGGGCATCATGCAAAAGCAAGAAAAAGAAAAAATACACCAAGCAAGAAGATGTTGAAGAAGAGGAAGAATTAGAAGAAATTTCAACTGCCTCTGGGGGCGGCCTTCATGGCGCGCCTGGAAAAAGAGATGTTTCAGAAGAAGAGAGCCTAATTAGAGAGGATGCAAGGGAGCCATTAATAATGGAATTTTTTAATAGAATCGAGTTCTTAGAAGAACTAAAGATGCGACAAGTTATTCGCGAAGCAATTAAGACTATCAAAACTAGAAAAATAGAAGAAGAACAACAAGCGCTCCTAGAAGAACAAAAATTAAGAGGCGTTATTCACAGCTTGATCAAAGAAGCAAAAGAAGAGCATTATTTTGATAATACTGGTATTAACAAATTGGCTAAATTATTCAAAAAAACTCAAATGTTAACGACCCTAAAGGATGGGTTTAAAAGTTTAAGATCAGACAGGGAGCAAAGAGACTCTTTTAGGGCACATATTATCAATGGAATCGAAAATCTACTGCGGCCTTATAGAAACATGTTGGGAGATGAAGGTGTGCCTGCAGATCAACCGGCTTTGGGCGAAGGTCCGCTAGAGGAGCAAGAAGAAGAAGGTATTACTTTGGATATGAGTGACGAAGATAAAATGATCGACGACGACGGCCTTCCGGCTAAAGCAGCCGAAGAAGAAGCTACGCCAGATCCAGAAGAAAAAGAGCGTGAAGACTTCTCAGTTCCCGGTCACGATCAAACAGCGAATCAAAGACAAGGAAGAACTGATGCCTTGACCGCATTTAAAAACGTTAATAAACAAATAGAAGAAATGTATATTGACATTGAAGGCCAGGATGATAGAGAAATGTTTTATGATTGGCTTTTGACCAATATGAAATTATATTTTGATCAGTGGGAAGAAGAAGTTGAGACTAACGTGAAAGAGCCAACAACTGATGAATATGAAAAACAAGCTCAAACTTCCACAGAAGCCGAGCCGGCTCCTATAGCTGAGCCGCAAGCTGAATTGCCTCCAATGGGCGCCTAATGTGGGAGCGTAAAAGAAAAAGGTATTCTAAGCCAGATCAAGAGTATTACTCAGTATCAAATAAGCTCAAATCTGATGGCAAGATAACCGGTGATTTTGAAGTTATGCTTTCTTCTTTGACAATGGAAGAAATTATAGCTCTTCGCTTGGAATTGGCTGCACGTTCAATTGGCGGAAAATTATATGGCCTCAAATTATGGGAATCTCTTCCAAGAATTGCAAAAGCTGCAGCATTAAAATATTCATATTCAGCTGCAAGAACAAAGAATGAAGCAGCTGCTTTTTTAGGAATCAGCAAAAACGAATTTCGAAAATTGCTCAAACAATATAAGATTACTAATTATTTTATAAAAGAGGATAAATCATGAATATTACAAAATCACAATTAAACCAAATTATTAAAGAAGAGGCGGAAAAAATACTTCTTACTGAAAATGCAGATTGGGCGGTCACCCACGCGATCGACCAAGTAGTAATGAAGGTTTCACGAGATAATAATGCGCGCCTCTCAGTCGCGAACGCATTAATGGAGTTATTTCGAATATTAGATCGCAATGATATTGCTTCTGCCTTTAGAGCACAATTGTCAAGCGTGACTTTTGAGCCAGATCGATAAAAAATACTTGACTTTATATTTTTTGTACGTATAATTAAGAACAGATCTTTAAAATATGGGGATGAACTGGTATCGACTGGATATATGATTTTATTAAGTGCAAGGCTGTGTGAGTGTGGCACAGTAAAAACACTCAAAACTTTAAACGCCAACGATAATAGCGTTAATTTTGATTACGCCCTAGCGGCATAATCACGGGGCGGTAACTGCCTTGTTAACAAAAGTTGCATTTTGAGCTTAACAAATTGAGAAAAATCGGATACCCTGTCTATGACAGGTGGTTGTTGGAAGGTGGTCTTCAACTATCCTTGTGAATGACTTAATAAATAAAATATTTAGGACCCGGGTTCGACTCCCGGCATCTCCACCAAACACAAAAGGAAAAATAAAATGGCTAAAAACGAAAAAACATCATCACAACCGAAGGAAGGCGAAATACAAAAGGTAATTTCGTCTAGTAATCACGTGAGAAATCGAATGAGCGTACTATCAGATGAGCTTCACATTTTGAAAAAAGAATTGAATGATTTTAAAAAGCAAGTTACCGTTGATTTAAATCAGGTTGTTGATGGTCTGCAAGCTATAGCTAAGCAGAAGAAATGAGCAACAAGCCATGGAAAAATGAATCTTTCCATACCTCGTATAAAGAGGCGGATGCAAAAAGGAATAAGCTTATCTCTTTGTGGAAAGATAACTCTTCTCACGAGGGAATGCAGGTAAAAGTTAAATTCATGGCTAGCCGCGAAAGCTTTGTTGTAAAAACGCGCCTCCATCCGGACTATGAACCAATTAAAGAAAAAAAGAAAAATGCCAAACGTAATAAAAAAAATAAAAGAAATAATGAGGGAGGAAAATATGACCCTCAAGCAAGTACTTGAGAAATATTCTCACTTGGCAGAGCTACATTTCGAAGATCTTCTTGAACAAGATGAAAAAGAAAAGATTAACGAAACAACCAAAGAAAAAGATCTCTTATTAGGATAAAAAATGAATTATAAATTATACTATTTTACTTTTTTCGACAAAACTTCGAAAAAAATTGAAAATCTAGAAGTTAAAGCAATAAGCTTTGCAGACGCAATGCCTACTGCAAATATATTTCGTCATACTTTGGGAACTACTTCTTTTAAGAGCGAGTGGGATGTAGTCTCAGTTAAAGACATGTCTTTTCCTGAAAAGAGTATAAAAAAACTTGACAAATAAAAGAAAGTTATTAGTTTATTTTTATGGAACAAAAGATCAATTTCCAAAAAGATAAGCTAAAATCTAATAAAGAGTACGTATGGCATGACAAGATATGTACTGGCTATATAGAATTTGATATTAGAGAGAGACAGGATATTGATTGGCAGAAATATCGAATCGACAAGTCTCTTAGGTTAAGGGTAAAAGACAGATATATTATAAAATATACTGCATATGCCTTTCCAAGCGTTTTCTGTGGGCAGTTTTCTTCTAGATTAGAGGCTGCAGAAAAAATAAGAAATACACATAAAGAAAAATTTAGAAAACTAAAAGGATAATAATATGGGAACAGCACTATTAAGAGCATTGGTCGCGCGTTATACTGCGCAAAAAGAAGAAGCTTTGGCTACACTATCATTATATTTAAACGATCCATCTGTAACACCAGGCCATTCTGGGATAATAGACGAAATTGATCTTTTAGTACAGAAGCTATCGACAGCAGAAAACTTGTTGGCTACTTTAGACGAGAATATTCGTGTTAGTGGCGCGCCAGATACTAAACTTGATACTCCGCCAGCCGAAGATGAATAAGAAAAAATGGTCCTTTTGGACAAGAAATGTAAAAGACGAATTTAAAAGTCTAAGCGCTAAAGAAATCCAAGAAACTCTACAAAAAACATGTTTTGATTATGCAGTTTTAATGGAACATTGGCACGGCGATTTTAATATTTCAACTATGGTACGCAATGCAAATGCATTTAATGCCAAAGAGGTCTTCTATATCGGTAAGAAAAAGTGGGATAGACGAGGTGCAGTCGGCACTCACCACTACACCCCTTTAAAACATCTAAATGCGCTAGAGGACGTATTAACGCTCAAGGAGAGGTATACTTTCGTTGCGTTTGACAATAATGTTGAAAAAAATGATATCATGAAATTAGATGATTTTGATTGGAATCGCTTAGAAAAGCCGCCTTTGATGATCTTTGGCGAAGAAGGAGAGGGCGTTACATCAACACTTTTGGAGTGGTCGGACTATGTAGTGGAGATACCACAATATGGCTCTGTACGTAGTTTGAATGTTGGTACTAGTTCTGGTATCGTTATGTATGATTATACAAATAAAATAAGGAGGTGACTATAATGGAAGGTCTATTATTGACTGGTCTAGTTGCCGGCGTTTCCCTAGTTGTAGGGTATGTTGTCGGTAAAAAAGGCTGGGTTTAAAAATTTAAGTTTTTGAGCTAAGAGGGGCAATGCCCCTCTTTTTTTTTATAAAACTGAATATATAAATTTATATAAATCTTCTGTTCTTGGAGAGAATGATACCGTTGGAAATCTTACATGGACAGAATGAATCATTCCTACCAATACTCCATCTTTGTCGACAATTGGCGACCCACTTGACCCACCGATCGCCGGAATTGTATATACGGAAAATTTTATATCTCCCATCATCGATGAAGTATCACCTGAATATCTACCTTCTAGAATTGGTACCATCTTATAATCAAAAATAGCTGCAGCAGCAGCAACGTTGTACACTTTTTCACCAATTTTTGGCTTACTATATCGTCTTAAACGCACAGTGTCTTCTTGCATATCTTGGGCAAACATAATACATGTATCTAAGCCTCTATCCATGCCTACGACCACGGCGTCGTGAATTTTTCCATACACATTTAATACTTCGAACCGCATATTGAAGATAAAGCCTTCGCTTTCTAATTCGTTTTTAAGATCGTCCTCTTCGCAAACATGCCCAGCTGTTAGAATGTAAGCGCCCCCCTTGGTATTCTGTAGTACAACACCTGATCCATGCGCCACCGCCTTGTTTGAAACACAGACGCCATCTTCTCCTTCTTGACACTTTGTTGCTTTTACTTGTACTTCTACTTTAACAAAAGAATCTATAGGAAGTATACTAGTTATACTATAGTCTGGCAGTCTGGTGGTAACACAAGAAGTTGTTAAAAATGATAAAATCAGTGTTAAAAAAAATAATTTTTTCATATTGCAAGTTACCCCCCTATAAGGTATATAGTTCTGCCTAGTCAGCTTAAGGGAGAATTATGTATATTTTTAAAAGGATAAATGAATGAAAAAAACATATGTTATTGATACTAATGTCTTTTTAACGAATCATGAGTCAATATTTTCTTACAAAAATAATGATATTATTATTCCTTTGAAGGTGTTAGAAGAGATTGATAAGCACAAAAAAAGACAAGATGGCGTTGGCTTAAACGCTAGAATGACGATACGCACTTTAGACAAATTAAGAAGTAAAGGCAATCTGTATAAAGGAGTGAGATTAGGAAAAGGCAAAGGAATTCTCTCAATCAAATCTTATGATCCAAAATTAATACCAGGGGATCTAGATTTGACGTCGGCAGATAATCAAATTATCGGTACTGCTATTACAGAAAAGCAACATGTTGGAAAAAGACAAGTAATTGTAGTCACCCGCGATATTAATATGCGTGTAAAATGCGATTCGCTACAAATACCAACTGAAGATTATATATCAGACCAAGTTGTTGATAATATTGGTAATCTATATACAGGCTTTTCCAAGCACTTGGTTGATGATGAGACTGTTGATCGATTTTATAATAACGAAGAGGTGATAATAGAAAAAGAAGATGTGGAATTATTTCCAAATCACTTTGTTATGTTGGTTTCAAACTCCAATGAAAAGAAAACTGCACTAGCACGGTTTATAAACTACAATATTCCTTTAGAGAGAATTGCTGATTATAAGCAGGGAATATGGGGACTTAAACCTAGAAATAAAGAACAGACATTTGCGCTAAATCTCTTGTTAGATCCGGATGTGCCAATCGTAACAATGTTTGGCAAAGCCGGCTGTGGAAAGACTTTAATGGCCTTGGCATGCGGTTTGGAACAGGTACTTGAAAAAAGTATATATAAAAAATTAGTCGTATCTAGGCCCGTACAGCCGTTAGGAAAAGACATAGGATTTTTGCCTGGTACTCTGGAAGAAAAAATGAGACCCTGGCTTATGCCTATACAAGATAATCTAGATTTTCTAATGAGTGGCAAGAAAAGTGCCATGGACATATTTTTTGAAAATGGCACAATAGAAATTGAAGCGCTTACCTATATTAGAGGTCGATCGATTTCTAACGCTTATATTATTATAGATGAGGCACAGAATTTATCAGTCCATGAACTTAAAACAATTGTTACTCGTGTGGGAGAAAATACAAAAATTATTTTGACCGGAGATGTTGAACAGATCGATAATACATATTTAGATGCGACTTCTAATGGCTTAACATACGCTGTAGAAAAGTTGAAGAATTACGAAATCTCTGGCCATATGACCCTATTAAAAGGAGAAAGGTCAAAAGTTGCAACATTGGCTGCAAAAGTGTTATAATACTATTTACAACTATGTATTTGGTTATTATATTATTAATAATGTTCATAATCGCAGTTGATATGAAATATATTGGAGGAAAAGATGGACTTGGTAGAAAACCCTACATTAAAAGAAACAATAGAGCCAGAAAACGATCTGAAAAACATGTTAGTAGAATATGTTGGAGAAAAACTAAATCCAAATGATTCTAATGTCAACATAGAGATGATTGTTGAAGTTATGGCAAGAGAATTTCCAGAGTTTTTATTAGCCTTGGCAGAAGAAAATTGGATTTTAGGATATCAGCAAGCAATGGCAGATGTCGAAACTGCACGCGAGATAAAACAAAACACAGAGAATGATTAAAAATTATATCAAAGAAAGTATTTTAAAAAGCGCGCAAGGGTACAAGGTTTATAACAAGCCGATAATGATCATTAATCCCCTTCCAAAAGAAGTTGATTTGGGATATATCACACAGGTAATAGAAAGCCTAGTTCCAAGATATATGTTAAGTCTGATTGACGCTATATATGTTGGCAGATTTTCTTTCTTTGAGGAAAGAAATATAAGCGCTCTTTACGATGAGCGCGCAATATATGTGAATAGCGATCAAGATGATCAAGAAAGCATATTAGATGATATTGTGCATGAGATATCTCATGCGCTAGAAGAGAACTTTAAGGACGAAATTTATTCCGATTCTTCGATCGAAGAGGAATTTTTAGGAAAAAGAGTGCGATTAAGAAGCTTGATAAAACATCACAATTATGATATTGAGACATATGATTTTCTCAACCCAGAATACTCAGAAAAATTAGATAGCTTTTTTTATCAAGTTGTAGGCTATCCTATTTTGAATGCCCTAACTGAAGGCTTGTTTGCCTCTGCTTATGGAGCTACTTCTTTAAGAGAGTATTTCGCCAATGGATTTGAAGAATATGTTCTGGGAGACAGAAAATATTTAAATAATATAAGTCCTAAATTATATCAAAAGATTGATACTATATATAACATGGAGGAAAAAGATGAATATTGATTCAATTGAAAAAAAAGGTAATACACTCGTGGTAACAGTTACAGTACCTTCTATAAAAACTACTAGAGGTCGTCGCGTTCTTGTAACGACAGAAGACGTTAAATTAGCTTTGCAAGAAAAGAAGACACAAGTTGGAGAATGCTTACAGCCGACTGAATTATGGAATACTAATCCGAATCAGCTAACAGCACAATGGGTTTTTTCTGCAGTAGAAAAAAAGACTACAACTAAAAAAACTAAAAAAAGCACGCCGACAAAAGTAGTTGCAAAAACAGATACAAAGACCGAGGGATAGATGCGAGAACATATTTCGTTTTCTGAGTTAAAAACTTGGAGTGAGTGTCCGTATAAACAAAAATTAGCATATATTGATCGTGTTAATGTATTTGACGGAAATGAGTATACTGCTTTTGGCACTGCACTGCATAATGTTGCAGAAAAGCTTTTAGTAGAGAATGTAGAAAATCCGGTTGATATGTTTAATGATCAATTTTCGTCTAGGCTTAAAGAGCTTGATATTGACGAAAGTAGAGATTTGATTAAAAACATGTTTAAACAAGCACCTCTGTTGATAGAGAGAATGCTTCCTGCTCTTGATTCATATTTTGGTAAATATGAAGTGGTTTCAACAGAGGAGATGCTTTATGAAGACATAGACAATCATGATCCAAAATTTAAAGGTTATGTAGATCTTGTCATTAAGGCAAACGGCAAATACCATGTAATTGATTGGAAGACTTGTTCATGGGGGTGGGATTCAAAAAGAAAATCTGATAGTATGACCACTTACCAATTAACGCTTTATAAACACTTTTTTGCAAAAAAGCACTCTATTGATCCAAAAGATGTTGAAACACATTTTGCTCTCCTAAAAAGAACAGCAAAGAAAGATGTAGTTGAAATATTTCGCGTGACAAGCGGAGCGAAGAAAACACAAAATGTACTTAACTTATTGGACAAAGCATTGTATAATATAGGGAGAAGTAAATTTGTTAAAAATCGTCTCTCCTGTACACGAGGCTATGGGTGCGAATTTTATAAAACCAAACATTGTAAATAATATAGGTATAAATTGGAAAAAGTAGCTTTAGTGACCGGAATCAATGGTCAAGATGGTTCATATTTAGCTGAACACTTAATAGAAAATGACTATACTGTTGTTGGTCTTTTAAGAAGAACTGTATGCCCAGAGAAGGGTAAATTAAGCAATCTAGTTACCATTAAAGATAACGAAAGATTGATTCTAGAAGAGGGTGATATAACTGATATGTCATCTATCCAGAACTTACTTACCAAATATAGACCACAAGAGATTTACAATTTGGCAGCACAAAGTCATGTTGGACAATCTTTTAGATCCCCCTTGTCTACTGTCGAGATTAATTCTCTTGGCGCTCTTAACATATTAGAATCTATAAGAAATATAGATATAAATATGAAATTTTACCAAGCATCCACATCTGAGATGTTTGGAGATAATATTAAGTGCCCGCAGAATGAGAATACTGCTTTTTCGCCGGTGTCTCCGTACGCCTGTGCTAAATTAGCCGCTCATCATTTAGTGGCCACGTACAGAAAATCTTATGGAATATTCGCTAGTTCTGGAATTCTATTTAATCATGAATCGCCAAGAAGAGGCGAGAATTTCGTTACTAGAAAGATAACAAAGGCTGCAGCCCGAATTAAGCTAGGTTTGCAGGACGAGTTGCGCCTAGGCAACCTAGAGGCCAAAAGAGATTGGGGCTTCGCAGGGGACTATGTAAAAGCTATGCATTTGATGCTTCAGCATACAGAGCCGGATGATTATGTTATTTCTACCGGTCAAGCAAATTCAGTAGATGACTTTCTACACTATGTCTTCAATTATGCTGGTTTGAATGCCTCAGACCATGTAGTAATTGATCCTAAGTTTTATAGGCCTTGTGAAGTGCCAAAACTTTGGGGAGATTCTTCGAAGGCTAAAAGAATATTGGGTTGGCAACCTGAAGTTTCTTTCAAACAATTGGCGATCATGATGTATGACCGCGATTTTGAGAAAGAAACAAAATTTTGCCGCTAAAAGAGGAAAATATGGAAAAGGTAAAGAAAATTAAAATTTTCACTATAAGTGATCATCCCCTCTCTCCTTCGGGCGTCGGGATACAAACAAAGAATATGATTCAGGCGATGCTTAGAACTGGTAAGTATCAATTTATAAGCTTTGGTGGCGCAATTAAACACCGTGATTATACCCCTGTCACCACAGAGGAATTTGGAGAAGACTGGAGAATATATCCTGTTGATAGTTATGGTACTCAAGATATGATTCGTTCTGTTTTGAGGACCGAGCGTCCGGATATGATTTGGTTTATGACAGATCCTAGATTTTTTGCCTGGCTGTGGGAAATTGAAAATGAAATTAGGCCTCTGGTGCCCATGGTATATTATCACGTATGGGATAACTATCCTTATCCAAAATTCAATAAAGTTTGGTATGATTCATCTGATGTAGTCGTGACAATTTCAAAAGTAACAGACGATATCGTACGTACGGTTTCGCCAGAATTAGATGTTAGGCATTTGCCCCATTCGGTCGATACAGAATTGTTTAAAAAACTAGATTCTGAGCAGACCAAAAAGTTTAAAGAAGCTCATTTCGATGAAGAAGATAGTGAGAAGCTAATTTTCTTCTGGAACAATCGTAACGCTAGAAGAAAACAAAGCGGCTCTTTGATCTTTTGGTTTAAGAAGTTCTTGGATAAAGTCGGGCATGATAAAGCAATATTGCTAATGCATACAGATGTAAAAGATCCAAATGGACAAGACTTAGTTGCTATCATCGAAGAGTTGGGCATCACAGATGGTCAAGTTAGATTTTCGCAAGATAAACTGCCGGATGAAGCCATGGCCAGTCTGTACAATATAGCAGATTGTACAATAAATATATCTGATGCCGAAGGTTTTGGTCTTTCCACTTTAGAATCTCTCTCGTGTGAAACTCCAATTATTGTTAACATGACAGGCGGCCTTCAAGAGCAAGTTACAGACGGAGAAGAATGGTTTGGTGTTGGCCTCACTCCGGCTTCCAGAGCTATTATCGGCTCTCAGGAGATTCCTTGGATTTATGAGGATAGACAGAGTGAAGAGCAGGTTGTGGGAGCGTTAGAAAAAATATATAATATGACGAAAGAAGAGAGAGAAGAGTTAGGCCGTCTCGGCCGCGAGCATGTGTTGGAGAATTACAATTTTGAAAATTTCTGTAAATCTTGGGATAAAACTTTAACTGATATTCACAAAACATATGGCTCTTGGGAAACACGCAAGAAATACCAATCTTGGAAATTAATGGAGATGAAATGAAAAAGAGAGTTATTTTAAGAGGGCCGCTCTTGACAAGAAGCGGCTACGGTGAGCATGCAAGATTTATTCTTCGCGCTTTGAGAAGCCAGGAAGAAAAGTATGATATACATGCTCTGGCTGTTAATTGGGGAAAGACTGGGTGGATTCATGAAGCCTCGGAAGAGCGAGAATATATTGATTCAATTTTAAACAAGACTATAAATTATCATCAAGACAGCGAAAAAAATAACACGCCAGTTGAATATGATTTATCACTACAAGTTACGATTCCTAATGAATGGGAAAAGATGGCAAAAGTCAACATAGGCGTAACTGCAGGAATTGAGACTACAAAAGTTGCTCCATTGTGGATCGAACGCGCAAACATGATGGATAGGATTATTGTGGTATCTAATCACTCGAAAGATACTTATCAAAATACGAGCTATAGCGTAACAAACAAACAAACGGGTGAGAAAATTCCCAATTTTAAAACGTCTACTCCGTTTGATGTAATCCACTATCCTGTTAAAGATCTAGAGACATCTAAAATTGATTTGGATTTAAAAACTAGTTTTAATTTCTTGACCGTTGCGCAATGGGGAGCTAGAAAAAACTTAGAAGCCACAGTGCTTGGTTTTATAAAAGAGTTCCACGATCAAGAAGACGTTGGATTGATAGTAAAATCTAATGTTGTTAAAAATAATTTATTAGACAGAATATCTTTATCTGGAGCAATTCAAGATATTGTGAACAGAAAAGCACCCGATAGGAAGTGTAAAGTCTACCTTCTTCATGGCGAATTAAGCGAAGAACAGATGAAATCTTTGTATACGAATCGAAAAGTCAAAGCTTACGTCACGACGACGCATGGAGAAGGGTTTGGCTTGCCAATATTCGAAGCTGCTTACTATGGACTGCCAGTCATAGCTCCAGATTGGAGTGGTCACGTTGACTTTTTATATAAGCCGACAAAGAACAAAAAAGGTAAAGTAAAAAATAAAGCTATGTTTTCGCGGATCGACTATACTATAAGACCGGTTGCCAGGGAAGCAGTATGGGAAGGCGTTGTTGTAGCTGATTCAATGTGGTGCTACCCCGAAGAGAAATCGTATAGGAACAGAATGAGCGATGTCTACAAAGATTACGGTAGATTTAAAAAACAGGCTACTGAATTAAAGAAATGGATCGTAAAGAGTTTTACGAAAGAAGAGATGTACCAGAAAGTCAACGATACCATAAGTGCATGTTATAATGAGGACGTGGTTGTCTCTAACACACCCCAGATCAACCAAGAAAACAATACAAGATTTATGATGGTGTAGGGTGAATATTGTATTTATAAGCCAGTATCGCGATACTAGCGGCTATGCTTCGGCTGCTAGAGGTTATCTTAAAGCGATTGATGACTTTTTGACAGACAATCCCGGATCTTTTAATTTTAAGATTCATACGATTCCTGTCGAGCTGGATAAAACAAATCGTATTACCAAAGAAGAAAAGAGACTGATTGAGAAGTACGAGTTTAAGTCAGAAGAAGAGATCGATGTCTTTTGCAAAAATGAATATTTAGCTGTCTGGCAAATGCCCGCACCCATGGTGTATTTTCTTCAATCTAAAAAAGATCCTGTATGGGCAGCCGGCCTTAAACTTATACACAATTCGACAAAAAATATCAATATATCTGTTTGGGAAGCGGATGCCCTTCCAGATAGTTGGAAAACGGTATATAAGCAGCTCAACACGGAATCAGTAATAGTGCCGTGCGAATGGAATAAAAATGTTTATTCACACAGTTTAAGAGATATCGACGTTGATTGTCATCTCTTACCTTATGTTTTGAACAACAATATTGTTGATCCTCGGCCAATCGATAACTTGGAAGAGGTATTAAAAGATAAATTTGTCGTATTTTCTATGTCTCAGTGGACCATGCGAAAGGGTTTTGAAAAGTTGGTTTCATCTTTTGCAATGGAATTCGCCAATAATGAAGACGCAGTGTTGATTATCAAGACATATATAAACTTAATGCCTGATTTTGTTGATAGATATCCTATGCAGCAGCAGACAAATATGATTGCTGGTGAAATTAAGAAGGTAAAATCAGAAATTTTTACACCAACTGGAAAACAGTCAAATGCCAATATTATGTTATTGACAGATACTTTACCATTTAATCAATTATCTTGGCTGTATAATAGGGCAGATTTATTTGCGCTTTTGACAAGAGCAGAAGGCTATGGCTTAACCGTTGCGGAGGCTTTGATGCATCGCACTCCAGTTCTTGTCCCCGGCGCCACAGGCTATATGGATTTCGCACATCAAAATGCGGCCTTTTTTGTTGATGGCCATTGGAAACCATATACAACTCGTCCGGAATATCATTGTGATATGAATTTATATGAACCGCATATTTTAAGCGCTCGAAAAGAATTAAGAAGGGCATATGAAATGTGGAGACAAGATTCTTTGGAAGAAAAAGGCTGGATAGGTTGGGAACACATGCAAAGTCTTAAGCTGGATCAGAAAACTATTGGCCAAGGATTGGCTAAAATTGTTATGAACGCCGCCAAGACTTTAGGTGATGGAGAAAGCAACACATCAGACATCGAAGCTAGCGCTAATTCTAAAACTAGCTTTTTAAAATCTAAGATCAATTCGCAATCTGATGCAAAAAAGAAGGTTGATATATTGAAAGATAGCTTTAAGGGTCAAGATTGCTATATTTTATCTTGTGGTCCTTCCCTCAAAAATTATTCACCTGAATTCTTAAGAGAGAAGTTGAAAGATAAATTAGTAATAGCCATTAAACAAGCGTATGATTATGTACCAGATATAGTTGATTTTCACCTTTTCAATTGTAACAACTTTAAAGTCTATGATTATAAAGAAAGTCAACCGGTTATTATTGCCACAGCCGGCGAACCGGAAGAAGTAATGGTAAATCACGTCTGGACAAAGCAACAAGAATATGATATATTTTTACCAATAGTCAACTCAAACAAAGACTTTAATCATAGCTTGGCAGTTACTAGAAATTTTGATGATTATGTTTTAGAGAAAACAACAGATCGGCTTTGGGGCCCTGGAATGATGTATGAAATTGGTCTTTATTTAGTTGAGCATTTAGGTATTTCTAACGTGCATACTATAGGTTGGGATTTTGAAACTCCCGGGGAGACAAAATCAATACATTTTTATGATTTAGAAGAAAACGTACCGAATGTGGTTAGAAGATCAGATCCGATGCGAGATGAAGAAATCGAAACGAACATAGAAGCCAGCAAGAGTTTTTATGAGTGGCTAAAAGAAAAGAACATTAACTTACATATCGCCGCCCCGGGCTCACATGTACACGAAAATGTACCTAGAAAATATTTGGAGAAATAATGAAAAAGACACATATTATAGCAGAAATAGGCATCAATCATAATGGAAGTTTGGCTGTTGCCAAGCGTTTGATAGACATTGCAGCAGTTGCTGGTTGTGATTCTGTTAAATTTCAAAAAAGAAATCCAGACGTCTGTGTGCCTGAACATCAGAAGAAAGTAATGAGAGATACTCCATGGGGTCGAATGACTTATTTGGATTATAAATATAAGGTAGAATTTGGCCGGCACGATTATGATGAAATCGATCGTTATTGTAAGGAAAAAGGAATTGCTTGGACAGCCTCGCCATGGGATTTAGATAGTCTTAACTTTTTGGTGACGTACGATGTACCATATATCAAAATGCCGTCAGCAATGCTAACAAATCACGAACTTCTCAAAGCAGCTGCATCAACCGGCAAAAGAGTTATCATATCTACCGGCATGAGCACATTGGAAGAAATAGACGCCGCTGTTGAAATACTGCAGGGCACTGATTTTGCGATGCTTCATTGCAACTCGACGTATCCGGCGCCTCTAGAAGAATTAAATCTTAGCTGTATCAAGACGTTAAAAGAGCGATACAATTGTGAGGTTGGCTACAGTGGACATGAATTTAGACTTGGCACTTCGGTCGCTGCGGTATATTTAGGCGCCTCTATCATTGAGAGACACATAACCCTTGATCGTACGACATGGGGATCAGATCATATGTCTTCTGTTGAACCACAAGGCTTGATTAAGCTAGTAAAAGGCGTTAGAGAACTAGAATTGGCGTATGGTGACGGAGAGAAACGAGTGACTGAAGGCGAAAAACCAATACGTAAAAAACTAAGAGGAAATTAAAATGGCAGACTTTAACTTTAAATATACAAATCCGGATCATGATGCGCGAGTCGACAAGATCAAGTGGCGCCAGCAAATTGATTTGGGAAATGGACAAATAACCCCTGGAAAGAAAAATACCTTTTTGGACTTAAAAGAGTGGGAAATGACACCAGATCTTTTTGAAGGCAAGAGTGTTATCGATATCGGAGCATGCGATGGTTGTTTTTCGTTTCACGCTGAAAAGTGTGGCGCAACTAGTGTTTTAGCTGTCGATCCGTATCGATGGACTAATCAAGAATTAGATGAAAAAACCCAAGATGATATTTGGAATCAGCAAGAAGGATTTCTTTTGGCCAGAGAGATTTTAAACTCCAAAGTACAGGATAGTATAGTGCCCCTGGAGGATATATCTCCAGAGACCGTCGGAGAGCACGACGTAGCGTTGTTTTTAGGCGTTTTCTATCATTTGCCTAACCCACTATCTATTTTGGACAAAGTTCTCTCTGTGACTAAAGAAACGGTGGTTATAGAGACAATTAATGCTGAGTATTATTCTTGGAGAAGAGAGTGGCCTTTGCCAGCCAGGAAAGATGGTTCAGCTGAACCGGTTATGATATATTATCCCGGCGATGAAGTCGATGGAGACTTTACAACTTATTGGTCATGCAATATTCAACTTTTAGAGCAGTATTTAGCAACCAAAGGCTTTACTAAATTTTATAGCAAGAGAGTGTACAGTGGATCAAGAATTATTACCTACGCTGCAAGATGATTGGAGCAAACGCTTTGTTGCAGCAAAGAATAAAAATGAATGGCTAGATACAAAAACTGATCAGACGTTCGGATATAATAATAGAAACCAACAGTATGAAGGCGGCTGGTTCAATTTTAATTGTCCTCCGGAAGAATGGATGGAAAGCTATGCATTAGATTTTTTTAATCAAAGCTTTGGCCCTAAAAATAAATACGACGATTATCAAAATTTAATTTTATCGCCAGAAGTTGTTATTACCGGAAACAAGAGCTTTGCAAAGTTTCTTGGATCTTCGGTTTTGGTCCTCGGCGGTGGTCCCAGCACCAATGAGCTAGATGCAGAAAAAGTATGTGAATATGATCATGTTTTTTCTTGCAATTATTTTTACAAAACTGAAAGATTTAAGGATATAAAAGCAGATCTGCTCTTGCTGGGACACCAAGTTGATTTAAAAGATTCAGCATTGGCTGAGTATGTCGAAAGATTTAATCCATTGATTGGCTTTGAACATTCAGATCGCAGAGGCATAGATCCTTTGAATCAATTTAAAAATCACGGAGCAGATGTTTTTTTATTCTTGACTAGGTACTTTTCGCGCTTAGGTTATACATCAAGGGCTATACTTTTAGCAGCGCTATTGGGAGCTAAAAAAATCGATTATGTCGGATTGGATGGTTTCTTGAGTGATGACATGAAAGTTCATACTTTTGAAGACAAGAAAAATCCACCGCCTTTTTATGATACGGCGCGCTTTGAACAACAAGCTTTTGTTTTTTGGCACCACTTGTTTAGCCTAAATTTAAATGTAGAGTATAATAATTTAGGCGAGGATAGCAAATACAATGCTTACAGAGGGATAAAACAAAATGCAAAGGATAGAAAGTAAGAAGATTATGATTACCGGCGGCACTGGATCGCTCGGTAAAGCTTTGATCAAGAAGATTAAAGAGCAATTTCCGAAATGGGAAATAATTGTTTTTAGTCGCGACGAGGGCAAGCAAGCTTTAATTTTTGGTAGAGATCCTGTAGTAAAGTGTGTAATTGGCGATATTAGAGATTATGATAAATTTAATGTTACATTAAAACGCCATAAGCCAGATTATATTATACATGCTGCAGCACTTAAACGTATCGATGATATGGAAATTCATCCTGATGAGTGTGTAAAAACAAATATATTAGGGTCTGAAAATGTTGCAAGAGCAGCATTAGAAAATAATATTAAAAAATGTATTTTAGTTTCGACAGATAAAGCATGCCAGCCTGTTAATGTTTATGGGTCGAGTAAATTTATTGCAGAAAGAATATTTACAAATTACGATTATAATTCCAATACAACTATATTTTCATCAGTTAGATATGGAAATGTAATTGCATCGCGAGGATCTTTTATTCCTTTATGGTTAGATATGATGAAAAAGGGAGAAGTGCTACAAGTAACATCAGTGGAAATGACTAGATTTTTATTTACATTAGAAGATGCTGTCGACTGTGTTTTAGGAGCATTACAAAATTCTATAGGAGGTGAAGTTTTTGTGCCTCAGATTGACTCTTACACACTTCCTTTGTGTATACAAGCCTTAGAAAAAATATCAACTATTAAGTCAAAAATAAACATCGTAGGCCTCCGGCCAGGAGAAAAATTACATGAGGATATGTTAGCAAAAACTGAATTAGATTTTACATATGAAGTACCTAATATAAATTTATTACAAATTAGACCTCAATATACAAAAAAAACATATCAGGATTGGAACAAGTACCATGGCCCCGAGTTTAATTCAGGCCTATGGGTTAAAGAAGATATAAACGAATTAGCAGAATTAATAGAAAAAGGATTAAAATGTTAATAGAAAAAGGATTAAAATGTTAATAACATTAAACATAAAAATGAGAGAAAAAAATGAAACAGTCTAACAACCCTCCTCGCACGCTTTCTACACCCTGGATAGTTAAAGAATTAGAAAAACATTGGGCTAGCACGTCCGAATTTGATCATTCTGGTTATGAAAATTTTAAAACAGAAAGAAGAGCAAAACTAGCAGAATTTATACTTGAGCTTAATCCAAGGTCGATTTTAGAAATAGGATGCCTAGGAGGATATAATTTACGAGAAATTCACAAATTAGATTCATCTGTTGAATTAACAGGATATGATATTAACAAGCCTGCATTAGAATATGCAAAATCTAAATTAGATGCTATGGAAACTATACATGGCTCGATTTATGATTTATCAAGTAAATTAAAAGGTAGAAAATTTGATGTAATTTTTACAGCTGGAGTGTTAATACATATTCCAAATTGGGATGAATCAGATCGGTCTACCATGGTAGCGGCCACGGGACAGGTCATCGCGATTACCAAAGGATTTCTAGACACAAAATATATAACTAATATAGTAAATAGCATATATGATCATACGAATTTAGGTATTGTACATGCTGAAGAACATGGTGAGTCTTTTTCAAAGAAGCCAAATACCCGTATGAGATATATACATAATTTTAATGAATTGTATCAAGATAAAGGAACTATACATATCGATGATGCGCCAGATGCATCAAATGGTTTTGAACATTTTGTTAAAGTTACAAAATAAAAATGAATGATAAAATTCTTATAACCGGCGCCACCGGCATGTTAGGTTCATCATTATCTAACATATTTCCGGCGGCGGATATGTTGAATGGAAAACAAGATTTAGATTTAACTAATATTCAAGAAACTAATAAATGGTTCGTAGATAAATATTATGATGTAATAATACATTGTGCAGCTTTTACAAATTTAAAGTATTGCCAAGAAAATAGAGAAAAATGTAAAATCTTACATGCCTATATAAACGATTTGCTCAGTAAGCATTGTAAAAAGCTTGTGTATATTTCGACAATTCCAGTATGGAAAAAATCAATTTACAAAAAAAATGTTTATTTTGAAACTAAAAAAGTAGGTGAAAATATAGCCTTGCTGGACGAAGATAATTTAGTAATTCGAACAAATATATATGGTTCCTCAAATCTGGCTGAGTGGGCTTTTACCAGTTTAAAAAATGGAAAGCAAATAAACGGATATGAAAATAGTTTTTTTAATCCTGTACATGTTGATCAACTTTCGGAATGTATTAAAGAATTACTTGACAATAAAATAAGCGGGGTTTATACTATAGCAAGTGACAGAACTATAAGCAAATATCAATTCTTAACAGAACTAGCAAAGATCCTTGGATTAGATCAACAGTTGATAAATCCTGTTGAAATAGAATATCAAGACCTTGTTTTAGAAAACCCGGACAAGACGGTATCTTTTTTGGAAGGCATGGAGATAATAAAAAATGATTATAAAGATAGATAACTGTAAAATTTCAAAAAATTCTAAGACTTATTTTATTGCTGATATTGCAGCCAATCATGATGGAAACTTAGAAAGAGCAAAGAAACTAATTGAGCTTGCAAAACAAGCCGGCGCAAACGCTGTAAAATTCCAGCACCATGATGTTACAAAATATGTAAGCGACTATGGTTTTAAAAATTTAGGTGGCAAATTTAGCCATCAATCGTCTTGGAAAAAATCGATTTTTGAAGTCTACAAAGACGCAGAAGTACCTTTGAATTGGACGCAAGAATTAAGAGAGCATTGTAAAAAATTACAAATAACTTTTTTTTCAACACCGTACGATTTAGATATGGTACAACATTTAAATGAATTTGTTCCTGCTTTCAAGATTGGAAGCGGTGACCTTGGATGGGAAGCAATGTTACAGAGCGTCGCAGAGACAAATAAGCCGGTGCTTCTTGCAACCGGCGCTGGGAATATTGGAGAAGTCCAAAGAGCCGTCGAAGTTATCCGACCTCATAATAGCCAGATTGTATTGATGCAGTGTAATACAAACTACACTGCAAAAAAAGAAAATTTTAAGTACATTAATTTAAATGTACTTAAAACATATCAGGCTATGTATCCGGATTTAATTTTAGGACTTAGTGATCATACTTTGGGTCATGTTACGGCTTTGGGAGCAATTGCCCTAGGCGCAAGAGTTATTGAAAAACACTTTACTGATGATACTAGCCGTCCCGGGCCTGATCATCCTTTTTCTATGGATCCTAAAACTTGGCGTGCAATGGTCGATGATGCTAGATTATTAGAGTTATCTATGGGTCATGGTACGAAAGAGGTACAACCAAACGAGGAAGAGACTGTCATCTTGCAAAGAAGATCAATAAGAACCACCAGAGATATGCGCCCGGGCGAAATTATCGATCGAGAATCAATTCAGTTTCAAAGACCAAGCCCGCAGGATGCGATATCAATTAATAAAGTTGATGAAATTATCGGAAAGAAAATTAACAAGTTGATTAAAAGTGGAGATTATTTTAGAAAGGAGCATGTTTGATGATAGCCAACGAAGTTGTTGGAATCAGGGCTATTGAGAAAGATGATTTAAAACTATTACAGCGCTGGAGAAACAATGAAAATTTAAGAAGATACTTTAGAGAATATAGAGAATTCTCACTTTCTCAAAAAGAAAAGTGGTATGATTCAATGATTAACGATGATCGATTTGAAATGTTTATGATTTATGATAACTTCGTTGAAAGCAAAGATCCAGTTGGTGTTGCTGGTTTTACTTATATAGACTGGCTAAACAAGCACTGTGATTTGCATTTTTATATCGGACAAGACGCTCAATGGATAGATGAAAAATATGCACCACGCGCTTTAGAACTAATGCTTAAACGCGGTTTTCATATAATGAATATGAATAAGATTTGGGCTGAGATATATGAGATTGACAACAAGAAGCTGGAATTTTTCAAAAAAGCTGGTTTTGCGATTGATGCTACTTTGAGACAGCATTATTATTATAATGGGAAGTACTATAATTCTCATATTTTATCTTTACTTAGAGGAGACTATGAAAAAAGCATTGGTAATAGCTGCACACCCAGACGATGAGCTTCTTGGCTGCGGCGGCATAATGAGTAGGTTTTCAAAATCAATCGATTTTAAGGTTGTTTTTATAGCCGAGGGCACGACATGTCGTTTTGATTCAAGTGATCAAGAAAAATACGCTAAAGAAATACAAATTCGTAATGATTCTGCTTGTCGAGCATTATCAAGGGTGAGAGTATCTAATATTGTTTTTAACAACTTGCCATGTGGAAGATTAGATCAAGTTCCGCAGCTAACAATAAACAAAATGATCGAAAAAGAGATCCAAGATTTCAAACCGGATACTGTCTTTACTCACTGGAGCAGTGATAGCAACACTGATCATAGAAAAGTGCATGATGCTACAATGATAGCAACTCGTCCTGGCATGTCGACTGTAAAAAGAGTACTATGCTATGAGGTGTTGAGTAGTACTGAGTGGGGCTTTAAAGACTCGTTTTGTCCAAATATGTTTTATAATTTGTCCGAAGAAGATGTGCAAAATAAGTGTCTGGCCATAAAAGAATATTTCACTGAATGTCGCCCTTGGCCATTCCCCAGGAGCGATGAGGGAATTAAAACTTTGTCTATGTCGCGAGGTATGCAAAGTGGTTATAAATATGCAGAAGCGTTTCAGATTGTAAGGATGTGCAAGTGAAGCTAGCTTGCGTTGGCTATCGAAAGTGGGCTATAGAAATATATCAAAATTTAATAAAAGATCTAGAATGTGACTTTTTAATTTTGAACAAAGAGAGCTTTAACAATAATAAAATCTTCGATTTTCAACCAGATATTATATTTTTTTATGGATGGAGTTGGCAAATTGACGAGGAGATACATAAAAATTTTAAATCAATTATGCTACACCCTTCTGATCTTCCTAGATTTAGAGGTGGCTCTCCTTTGCAAAATCAAATTATAAGAGGAGTATTAGATACTAAAATTACTTTATTTATAATAAATGAAGAGTATGATGCTGGCGATATTCTAGTGCAGAAAGACTTGTCGTTAAGAGGCTCTTTGGAAGAAATATTTATGAGAATAGTGGAAAAAGGCACAGAGATGACAAAAGAAATTTTAAACGAAATGCCTAGGCCGGCCAAGCAAGACGAAACTAAAGCAACTTATTACCCTAGGCGCACTCCAAAACAAAGCGAAATAACACTAGATGAACTTGCGAGTAAGCCGTCAGGTTATCTTTATAACAAGATACGAATGTTATCAGATCCATACCCTAACGCTTATATCAAAACATCTGATGGCAAAAAACTATTAATTAAATTAGCAGAAGTGGAGAAAATAAATGATTGATAATGAATACGAGATTATTTGGAATAATTGCAAGAAAATGCCTCGAATAAAGGTAAAAGAAGGCAAATACGCAACGCACTGGCTAGATCTGGAAGAGGGAGTACGTTTCTCTTCCGCTCAAAATTGGACAAACACACCTAGTTTGTATAGTTCATTTATGAGCAGCAAGGAAGATTTTCTCAATAATCAACAATATGGTTTATCTTTCGTTAAAGAGTTATATCATGACGCTTTTGGAGAGGATATGTTGTGCAGCGAAGAGGCCATCTTCCAGAATATTCCTCAATTGGAAAAATTCAAAGATAGTAAAATTTTGGTCGTCGGCGCAGGCCCCACCGCGATACAGTGTGATTGGGATCCCGAAGAGTATGACTATGTTTTTTCTTGCAATCATTTTTATCACAATGAAAAGATGAAGAATATAGATGTTTCGTTTGCCTTTTTTACCGGTGAGACAGATTTTAGTGAAAATAACGAAAAGTTTCACAATTACCTAGAGAATAATTCAACAATCATATGCATTGAAGATAAATTTAAGAAAGAAGATTATTTCCAATCTATCAAGAACAAGTATCCGGATAGGGCTATATACGCACACACTAGATTTCGTTGTAAGATAGGTACAGTTCCTAGGTTGTTGTGTATGGCTGTTTTGCTTGGCGCCAAAGAAGTACATATCGTAGGAATGGACGGTCTTAAGAAGGGAGACGAAAACGGAGAAGTGGTCAAGCATGCTTTTCAGGGAAAGAAAGTACGCACTGGAAAGGGTAATTATGGAGTTTATAAGAGAGGTTACGTATTTCTATGGGACTATCTCCTTAACGATATAGGAAAGAATGTAAAATTTCAAAACCTAGGAGAAGGACATCCTTCGAATATGTCTACTGATATATCTAGGCAGAATTTCCCCTTAGAAGAGAAATATAAAAAGCTGCAGAAGTTTGCATAACAGCTGTTGTGGCTTTACAAAAATAGTAAAATATGTTATAGTAAGGCACGTAAAACAACATTTTAAGAGAGGTGAACTATGTTTGAAACGGGTAAAAACGAAAAGAAACCATTTTTGATTGCAGAAATTGGTATCAATCACAATGGAGATATGAAAACAGCTAAAAAGCTTATCGTAGAGGCGAAAAAAGCCGGCTTCGACGCTGTAAAATTTCAAAAACGAACAGTAGAAGATGTGTACACTCCGGAAGATCTAGATCGATTTAGAGAAAGTCCATTTGGAAAGACAAATAGAGAACAGAAAAATGGTTTAGAATTTGGTGAAGCAGAGTATGATCAGATTGATGCATTTTGTAAGAAGGTAAATATTGAATGGTTCGCCTCGGCATGGGATTTGAAAAGTCAAGAATTCTTGCGCAAGTATGATTTAAAATATAACAAAGTGGCATCGGCTATGCTAACTCTAGATCCAATGTTACATAAGGTTGCAGAAGAAGGAAAATACACTTTTATTTCAACTGGCATGAGTACTTTGGATGAAATACAGAACGCAGTAAAGATTTTTGAAAATCATAAATGTCCGTTTGAGCTGATGCATTGTAACTCGTCTTACCCAATGGAAGATGAGGAGGCAAATCTTAAAATGATTAGTGCTTTAAGAGAAGCATATAATTGCGATGTTGGGTATAGTGGCCATGAGCGAGGCCTGCAAATTTCTGTAGCGGCTTTTATTCTGGGCGCCACTAGTATCGAGAGACATATTACTCTAGATAGAACAATGTACGGATCTGATCAGGCAGCATCTTTGGAGCCTCAAGGCTTTAAGACGTTGGTACGCTATTTGAATATTGCCGCAAAATCAATGGGCGATGGTGTCAAAAGAATGACAGAAGTAGAAGCAGCCTCTCGTAAGAAGCTAGCAAATCCTTATTGGCACCAGAAAGCAAAGCTATAGCCCATGCTTTTAAATGGAAAAAACGCTTTTGTAACCGGCGCCACTCGCGGACTGGGAAGAGAGATCTCTATTTTTTTAGCCTCTGTCGGCTGTAACATATATACAATAGGAAGAGATGAAAAAAAACTCTTAGAATTACAAGAAAGTCTAGGAGAGAGTTCTTTAGGTTATAGTGTTTGTAATCTAGAGAATGTGGAAGAAATAAAGAATACTGCGCAAAAATGCCTATCAGTAAATGATATTGATATTTTAATTAATTGTGCTGGTATTTTTCCTGTTTCGACTCTAGAAGAATCTTCTATTGCGATGTATAATAAATGCTTTAATGTTAATGTACGTGCTCCATTCGTTTTGTGTAAAATTCTTAGCGAAAGAATGAAGGAAAGGAAGTGGGGAAGGATAGTAAATATTTGCTCCTCTTCCTCATACGCCGGATTCAAAGAAACGTCAATATATTGCGCTTCGAAACATGCTCTTTTGGGTCTCACACGTTCACTCTATGATGAGTTGAAAGAAGAGGGAATACGTGTATATTCAGTTTCTCCTGGCTCAATACAGACTTCAATGGGCTTGCAAGTTAGAAATCAAGATTATGATACTTTTATGCGCCCGGAAGAAATTGCTGACTTTATAGTAAAGATTATATCGTATGATTCCAATATGATATCTGAAGAAATACGACTTAATAGGGTTTTAATAAGATGAAAACTATTAAAGATCTCTTTTCGCTGGAAGGGAAGGTTGCAGTCGTAACTGGCGCTTCTCAAGGAAATGGCCAGGCAATCGCTAGTGGACTTTCTTTAGCCGGCGCCAAAGTTTATAATTTAGATATATTAGAGAATTCAGAATTGAATTACATAAGATGTGATTTGTCTGATGAGAAAGATATCGATATGGCGTTAAGCATAATTGAAGCAGAAAATGAAAATGTTGATATTTTAGTCAATAACGCCGGCGTAACATATGGAAATAATATCTTTGATTATAAAGACGAAGATTGGGAAAAAACATACCAAGTCAATTTAAAGGCGCCCTATTTGATATCGAGAAGATTGGCTACAAAAATGAAAAATCGTGGCGGATCAATTATTAATATTACTAGCTTGAATGCAGAAATGGCTTTTCCGGATAATCCAGCATATGTTGCGATGAAGGGCGGCCTCAAGCAACTGACCAAATCATTAGCTTGTGATCTGGGAAAATATAATATAAGAGTTAACAATATTGGCCCGGGGTATATGTTAACAGAGATGACTAAAAAAAGCTGGTCAAACCCAAAAACATATGAAGAAAGAAAAGAAAAGACTTTTTTAAAAAGATGGGGCAATCCGTCTGACTTGGCTGGAATTGCAATATTTCTAGCCTCGAATGCTTCTGATTATATAACTGGACAAGACATATACGTTGATGGCGGATGGCTAACAAAAGGATTATAAAATGTTACAACCAGAAATAAAATTTGTCCCCAAAGGATGGGGATTTGAAAAATGGATTATAAATTGCGAGGAATACTGTGGTAAACTACTTTACTTTGCAAAAGACAAAAGATGTTCTTGGCATTATCATAAATTAAAAGACGAGGTTTTTTACATTCAGTCTGGAAAGATGCTTGTAAAATATTCCGATGAAGATGATATTGAAGCCGCGGCAGAAATTATTTTGAACAAAGGAGACAATTTTCATGTGTATAGGGGCTTGCGACATCAAATGTTGGCTCTAGAAGACACAGAACTATTTGAATTCTCAACTCAGCATTTTGATAAAGACTCATACAGGATTATAAAGGGGGACTAAATGAAAGATATAAAAGATGTGTGTGTGATTGTACAGGCTAGACTTTCTTCTAAGAGGACACCTGGAAAAATGACAAGGCCTTTTGCGGGCACGACCATAACAGATATTTGCGTTGAAAAGATTTTAAATTCTAAGATTATACCAAAAGAGAATTTTTATCTTTCTGTATACGAAGAAGAGCTGTTGGAGATAGGAAGAAAACATGGTGTTAATATTTACCACAGAAGCAAGGAGTCTGCTGAAGCAGACAATCCAAAACTGACAGAGCTATATGAGTGGTGGGATAAGCTACCTTTTAAATACGCAATACTTGTCAGTGCATGCTGTCCTCTGATTAAGATCGAAACTATTGATAATTTTGTTGAACAGTATATCAACTCAGACTCAGATGGTATGTTCGGAGTTATACAAAAAAAGAATTATTTTTGGAACGACGAGGAAGAGTGTTTAACACCTCTAACCGAGGATTGTATGAATACAAGGACTACCAAAGTTATCAATGAGGCTGCACATTGTTTGTATGCAGCGAGACTAGATAAAGTTGGCAAAGGGATCTGGATGGGCGATTTTCGTAAAAAAGGAGATATTAAATTGACTCCCGTTCCAGAAGAAGAAGTGTTCGACATCGATTACGAGTGGCAATTTGATTTGTGCGAAGCTATGTATAAATTTTTAAACGAAAAAAAAGAATGAAAATCGCTTTATGTTATTCCGGACAGATTAATCGCTTTGCAGATGCACATGCAAATCATCAGCTAGCTCTCATGGCATTTAACGATGTTGACGTTTTTGCTTACACATCAAATGCAGTTACTCAAAAAAAAGGAGTTGCTTCGAATGTAAATTTGCCGCCGTTAAATGGAGTAGTAAAGGAATATCTTCCTGGTGGAATTGGCTGGATGAAGATGTTCAATACGTACGGTATAATTTACAATGTTGATGATCGAATAATAACTGATAGAATAAATGATATATGCGGAGATAGGCTGAAGAAACTATACATTGAAGATGAAGATATCGACGAGGACAACAATGAAGTTGAAAAAATAACAAAATGGCAGTGGTTAAAAAAAAGGCAACTTCACAAGATGAGCAGAAGCAATCAATTGGCACGTCAATATGCCAAAGATGGCGGCTTTGAATATGATCTAATTATACGTAGTAGGTACGATTATACGCTGAATATTGGTATAGATTTCGAAGAATTGGTAGCCCGAACAATCAGACAATACGGCAGCATAGACAACAAAATATTTCTTTTTGGCGGCTGGCTTCCCCCTGCGGAAAATCGGTTTATGGATAGATACTTATTTGATGGCTTTGCTTTTGGATGCCCATCCGTTATGGATATATATTGCTCTTTAAATGAAAAAGAAGATGCTTATCCACCTATGGAAAAATATGACCATGGTCCCGAATCAAAAAAGTATGCTGTAGAGTATCAACTCCACACACACTTACAGGAGAATAATATTGAGATTGTTTATTTAAACGATCCCGATAAACAGCTGGACGATCCACAATGTGGTCGCTGGCTATATTCAGTAATAAGGTAAAATAATGATTATATATGTAGATATAGATGAAACAATATGTATCACCCCCGAAAGTAGAGATTATTCTCTTGCAAAGCCAATGCAAAAACATATTAACAAAATCAATGAATTGTACGATAATGGAAATACAATTGTTTATTGGACCGCGAGAGGGACAGGTACCGGCCTAGATTGGAGAGAAGTTACTGAAAAACAATTTAGTGAATGGGGTGTAAAATACCATGAGCTAAAACTAGGTAAGCCGGCATACGATCTTTTTATAGACGATAAAAATATAAATTCAGAAGTATTTTTTAAGGAAAAATAGTGACAATACAAACAGATGAAAAATTTAGCTTACTTTTAAGAGAGAGGCAAGGAATTATAAGATCCACGACGGCGGTCGACGAAAACGGCCTAGAAGGAAATATTTCGGTTAACTTAATTGCTCCAATTCAACAAGAAGTCATATTAGAATTGCCAGAGCTTTTTAATCAAGGCTATAGATTTTACAAAATGCATCCACGTCATAAAGTGCCTAACAAGGCCACCGAGCATGTTTTAGCAAGAGAATTTTCTTATTATAGACATTGTCTGTCCAAAGTAGAGATTGATGGATTGTGGGCTGAATTTGGAACGTTTGAGGGTACAAGCGCTAGATATTTAACTTCTTTGAAAAAAGAGCTGTATCCGGATTCAAAAGAGTTGTTTTATGGCTTTGATTCTTTTGAAGGCTTGCCTGAAGAATGGACAGGAGAGGGTACTAAAAAAGGAGGGCTGTCAGCAGAGGGAAAAATACCTCAAGTTGATGGTGCTAGGTTTATAAAAGGATGGTTTAAGGATACAATTCCGAAATTTATCAAAGATTATGACAAGCCTTGCGCTCTCTTACACATCGATAGTGATATATATAGTTCTGCGGTTGATGTACTTGAATCTCTACAACACAAGATAATACCTGGCACTGTTATTATGTTTGATGAACTGATTGGTTATAATGCTTGGAAGTTACACGAATATAAGGCTTTCATAGAATTTGTAGAAAAGTACGAAGTTGAATATGAGTGGTTAGCATATGTTGTTAATTCGGCACAAGCTGCCTGTAAAATAACTAAAAAAAATATTTAAAGGAGAAATAAATGTTAAAATTATCTGACGAAGCGTTAGGAGCAGTAATGATGGCTCTTCAAAAATCATTATTAGAACAAAGTGATATTGTTCCAACTTTAAAAGGTTTTGAATTCAAAGTAAGTGAAGACTCTAAACTTTATATTATGAATCCTCCAATAGTCAAATTCGGAAACGAAGAAGCTAGCGACGATGCCTAGGTATATTTACCGGTGTGGGGAATGTGAAAATGAATTTGAGACTTTTCATTCTATTTCTGAGCGTCTAAAAGACTGTCAGAAGTGCGAAGAAGAAGGAACCCTTTTTAGGGTACCTTCTTTTTATGTTGCAAATATAAAAGATAGCACCGCCACGGGCAAAGTTGGTGACGTTGTTAAGAGTAAAATAGAAGAGTTCAAGCAGGATCTGAAAGAAGAGAAAAGAACCTTTCAGGAGAAGGAGTACGAATGATTAAAATAGGCATTGGATTGTCAGTTTTGGCAAACACTATATTAATAGGATATGTTATTGGATACACTGAATTGTTTCTTTTTCTTTCGATCTTGGCAATATGTGGATTGATGTGGTATATTGGAAAGACTTTGAGCCACTATAACGAGATTAATGAGGATTTTTCTAATATACTACAAGACATGGAAGAATTTGAAAATCATATTAAACAGCTGTACGAAATGGAGATGTTCTATGGTGATGAAACTCTCAAAGGCATGATCGTCCACTTGGGTGAATTGATTAATGAGATGGATTTTTATAGAGAAAAATATTTCTTTGAAGAAGAGGAAAACGATGATCAAGCAGAAGAGAAGACGTCGCAAGAAGAGCAAGAATGATTATTTTACGCAAGCGCATGAAGATGCAATTGTAAAATATGCTCGAACTAGCGACAATAAAATAAGAACAGAATTATATATCAAGTGGATTCAGCCGGCCTTTAATGAGATGGTTGACAAGATTGTATATACTTATAAGTTTACTAATCTTCCAAACATAGATGTTTTGAAAGAAGAGTGCAAGATATGGCTTACTACCATATTGGATAAGTTTGAACCCAGCAAGGGCTCGAAGGCTTTTTCATACTTCAGTGTTATTACAAAAAATTGGTTTATTCATAAAACTAAAAAAAATTCTAGAAGTATGAAGAGAGAAGTGCATTTTGATGACCTGACAAACGATTTAGAATGCGAATATCTATCTACACAGAATTCATATGCCCATGCTCGCGAACAATATGAATTTTGGAACAATTTTTGGCGTGAGATCCAAAGTTGGGAAAAAATGAAACTTAAAGAAAACGAGCGCAAAGTATTAGAAGCAATTAAAATTCTTTTTGAAACATCAGATGAAATAGAAATTTTTAATAAAAAAGCTATTTATCTATATATTAGGGAAATTACTGGTCTTAATACAAAACAAGTTGTTAACAACTTAAATAAGATGAGAATCAAATATAGGGTTTTTAGAAAAAAATGGGAAAAAGGCGAAATTTAGATACAGAAGAATGTATGGTAGACGCTATACAGAATGTCAAACATGACCGCGCATTGGCAATGAAGTTGTTGGCTGACTTAATGATTCATATAAAAACTGATGATTCTAAGCATCAATATTTTGGCCCGGTTGCTGCTAAGTATTTGGAGACCCTACAGAGATCAAATGAGCAACTGGTGAAAATCACAGGCTTGATGCATAAAAAGAGTAATGTTGAGGTAGGACTTTCCAGTAAAGATAAAGAAGAGTTGTTTGATTTAATTAATCAGGAATAGTTTATAATGGGAGTTCCCTTTAAAAAATATGCTTGGGGTGATTTAAACCCGATAGAGATGCCATCTTCTGGAGATCGAATGGACTCCAAAGAAAGCGATTGGCTTCGAGGTGCGAATTGGAGCCACAACAAGGCTTATAGGGCCGATTTATTTAACAATACTGGTCCTTTTTTGGCATATGTACTGCGTATTGAAGCTGGAGCCCCAGAGCCTAATAATTTTGCAGATATATCTAAAACTGACGTTGGAGCCGGCTTGTCAGTTCGGGTACAGATAAAAGCAAGAATCCCAGAAGTTCATTCGCCGGTTATGGAGCCGGCACATTCGGATGATCATAATATTATTGATATGCATCCAACTTTTACGGCCAAAGATAACAATGTACCAGAGCCAAAAATTGGAGAATTGGTGTGGGTTGATTATCAAAATAAACAAAATTGGACCGGTCCAATATATTTAGGACCAGTTATTGCACCGCCGCTTGGCATGCTCGACGCAGCCGCCGCCGCGAGGGCTGCTATGTCTGCAAAACAGGGTGCTGAAAAATGTATTAAGGGGTGCTTGAGTTATGGGAAAGGCGGCGGCTCGCCCATTGATACAAGTACGTTCCCAATCGCAAAAGGTTCATTAGTTCCGAAGACGGGAAACAATAGATGTCTTGTTTTTGGAGATAGCCAAATAGCCGGATATTTTGGTAAAACATTGGAAGCATATTTCAAGAGTTCTGGGTGGAAAACCAAACGCGTCCACCGCTCCGGAGCAAGAGTTGATCCATGGCTTTCTGCGGATGCATCTAAATGTAAAGTTGCAACCAATCCAGCAAAAGCTGAGTTGTGGGGTTGTATTGCTGAATATATTGCAAAATATAAGCCGGCCTTAATTGTTGTTAGTATGGGTGGTAATAACAAGGGCGAGCCATGGCAGGCCCAAGCTGCTCCGGATATGGTTAAATTAATACAGAGAATACGCCAACAAGCCGGCTGGACTAACCCAACTCAATCTGGTGCAATTATAATATGCGGCTGCCCGCCGGTTGTACCCGGCGGCAGGTACACCGGCGATGATTTACATCAAATAAAAAAGCCAGGAAAATTTGCTTATCGAACAACGATCAACAAAAATTTTAATTCCTCACTATCTTCACAGTGGGGCTATGGCAAAACTTTATATTATGTTGATCCAATTAAAGATTGGGGAAAATATCTTCCCAAGTACATGGGTAGAAAAACAGATCATGATGGCTTACACTTGGATGAAAAAGGTGCAACAGAATATGTTGCTAACATCGCAATAAGGTTCGGGGCAAAAGCAAGAGCTGTTAAACCCGCCCCGGGCAAGGAAGCCCCAGCTCCTGCAGAAAAAAGTAAGTCACCCTCCGCCGAGGCTGATAAAACTGCTTCCAAGGAGAACAAAGACCAACTTCTTGATGAGGGAGGAGAGGTCTTCAAAAAAGAAGGAAAATCAGGAACTGATAATTCAAATGCGGCAGACGAACAACGTCTTGCTGCAGCTCAAAAACAAAGAACGGAAATACAAGAAAAGATCAAGGCTGCTGGCGAAAATCCACCAGACGACTTAAAAAAGGAATTAAACAAAATACAAGAAACGATAAAAGAATTAGAAAACAAGCTCAACAAATCAAAGCCGCCCAATTGTGTTCCATGCAAAACATACAAGTATGCTCCTGTCCTAAAAGGCGCTCTCAAAACAGCTGTTAAGCGAAGCGGCGCAGGCCCTCCCATTGGTTTTATGTATTATGCTACCGGAGCGACAGGAGATGCAATTAATCCGGAATATATCAAGCATTTTGGCTTTGTGTGTGCGAAGAGCGGCTGCGGCGAGATGAAGTTTGAAAAAAATTACAGAGGCGCTAAGAGCTTCGCAGAACATTGTGCAATTATAAAGAATCTTTCTGTCAGGGCAAATGTCCCTCTTCATACTTGGGCGTATAGTTATTGTACGAGCTACGAACAAGCAGCAAGAGAGGGTGTTTTAATGGCCCAACGCGCCTTAAAACTAGGCTCGAAGCTTCATTGGGTTAATGCTGAGAAGCAGTGGCTAGGCACCAGTGGATCGCCTTTTTATCCGGATGTGGTTGGCAGGATGTCAGAATTTGTAAGAGCTTTTCGTGCTACTGCTCCCGGGATTCCTCTTGCAAATACATGCATGTCGAAATGGTCATCCGGAGTGTTGAAGGCGAGAACTAAAGAGTTAAATCAAATGTTTGATCTTTATGCTCCGATGGTATATGCAACAATTGCCAAGACTTATAAAAAGAAGATTAAGATACATCATAAAGAAGCTCGTAAGGCTTCTCGCAAATTTGCTCCCGTGATAGACTCCGGCCGGTTTAATCCTAAGACAGGAAAAGTCTACGGCAACGTCGAGGCTGTTATAGAAATGCAAAAAACTCATCCGGCAAGTATGCTATGCGTTTGGATGGGCACCGGCGGCGCCAATAAAACGGTAGCAAAAGGAAATAAATCAAACATATCATGGATAGAAGTATTAAAAAGATTTAAAGCTTAGAGAAACAAAAGGAATTAAATGAGTACCGGAAAAAAATCATTAGATCAAGATAATTTAGATCCAAAAATAAAAAACAAACACGATAGAATCTCGGTTGAGGATCGAATAGATGCGAATCTAGATCGAGGTAATGTCATCGATGGCTCAGCAAAGTTTATTAAAGCTGATTGGGAAGAACTGTGTCCAGGCTCAGGTGATGCAAATAATTGTTATATTGTTCTCGGACGCGACCGCCCGGGCTCAAAAGCCAGTGGCTACGCCGGCCGCACACACACCCAATGCGGAGCTGTTGATATCGTTGTCGGAAGATATACAAAGGCCTATCAAAATGGATCTGCTACCTATACAAACACAGATTTTCGTCGCGACGCAGCCAGAATATATGTTAGTCAAAAAGCAAATATAGATGATTATTTAGACATAAAAAGCAAAATACTTCGCTCTGGAAAGGGGTTATCTGCCGTAGCTGTCAAGGCTGATGATGTACGCATCGTCGGCCGCCGAACTATAAAATTAGTTACTTATACTGATCCTTATGATTCGCGCGGCCCAAAAAACGGAAAAATACAATCTGTTGGCGGAATTCATCTTATAGCCGGCAATCAATCTGAAAATCCACAAAGGGATACTGACGAGGACTACCCAATTCAGCCGCTAGTAAAAGGTCTTAATTTAAATATGCTGCTTAGCGTAATTATAGATCAGATAATTGACTCAACAAAGATGTACGATCGTTATATGGAACACGCGCTGAAAGTATGGGAAGTTATTGCGCTCCACGAGCATCATTCGCCGTTTTATTTTGGAAAAACCACTCCCTCGCCAGAGGGGGTTAAAAGTTTGCCTCAAAAAATGATAGATGTTATCAAAGAGCAAAAGACTGAAATTCTTAACTTTCAGCGCTTTTTAAAAACCTTGAAAATAGATTGGGGTTTAGGAAGAGTTGAACTAGAGAAAACTAAGACCGGGGTCCGGACGATCACTTCAGAAGAATACAAAAAAGTCGTGGCCAGCGGCATGTGGCCAAGCTTGAGCAAATGGAATATGACAAACTAAAAGAGAATAAGATATGGGAACAGTTATAACATTAAAATCGCCTTCGAATATTCAATATAATATTTCAGGAGTTTCTACGAAGAAGAATTTTTGGAAAGAGTATCATGATACCGGCGGCTGGACTTTAGAAATTTCAGAGGATTCACTTCAGCAAATAATAAAGTCATCTGAATTTACAGTTAAGAAGACTTTCTATGAATTCTTTACTAAAGATAGTGAAAAATTTAGAGTATGGAGAGAGTCTGTAGGTATAGACGACGGCGACCCGGTTTCTCATGCTTCTGCTATACAATATTCCAAAAAACTCACAAAGATGATAGATTTTAGATGGGTCATTGGTACCGGCACTCATAGTGACTGGCCTAAATTTTGGGGTACATCTGATCCGGATGTGAACCCTCATCCTGATCCGCCTCCGAGTTTTATTATAGACTGGTTTTCTCAGATTAAGGATTTCACCATAGGTGCAGACTTTCCTTTTGCTGACTCTATTAATCCCGCTGAAACGCACGGAGATTTGGATGGATATTCTTTTCGATATGAGGCTAGTTTCAATATTGATGAAGCTAATTTCCGCGAAACACTAGTCAAGCTTTTAGATGATCTCCCACCTGTTTTGGAAGGGGCGGCCCCCGAAACCGATCCGGCCAAGCCACCATGGCATCCGCTGCCATTCCCTTCACAGCCACCAAAAAACTATACCTGGACACCAGCCTCGATTGCTGACTCGATGAGCAAAAACAAAGGCTTCAATTGGTACAAAAAGATGGACGATTGTGCCCCTATGTTGTGCAGACTGAAGACCTTTACAACGTACTACGTAGGCCTAGGCCCGAATAAGCCCGGCCCTTATATCAAAGGAGAGCGTTGGGATTCTAAGTTAGATCAAATTCCACACCCGAAGGCGCCACAACATGGCTTGGACATTATTCAAACTCGCGAGTATCAGTTAAATTTTCATGGCTATGAAAGAGTAAAACGAAATCCAAACATTGCTATCCCTTCCGTACTTCAAGATATACCGCTGCCAAAAAAAGGGCAATGGGGCTTACGGAGGTGGCAAACACGCCTGGTTCAGATACGTCGCTATCCTTTGGCTTGGCTTGAAAAAGATCCGAATCTTCCAATTCCTGATCCAGGCTTACTTGGAGAGGATTTTTGGTGTGTAAAAGTAGTTCGTCTTCTACCAAGCCCGGGCTATCTTGAACAAAGAGCAGATGGCGTAGAAAAAGTAGTTAAGTTTTTTAGAAAAAATTTGGAATCAGCCGGCCTGAATACGCGCGCCGCGTTGATGGAAAAAATATCATTGCTGGATCCCAAGCCCCCACCAACCGAAGCTCCGATATCTAACGATATAGCTTTTGTACCGAATCCACCCCCGGGGGCTATGGCTACAGCCGCGGCAAACGTCGCTGGCCGATATCAGACGGAGAGGTTTCCGGACTCTTTTGGTGTCTATATAGACCCCAGAGACGGCCGCCGCCACGTTTTTGTTGCGGTCAGCCGAGCTTTCATAGATAGCATACCCTTCGAAGGTGATATAAGCAAGGCAAAGCTTCATGATCATAAACAATATTGTGCCGAGCATGGAGGCTGTTTTAATACGTTCTTTGACTTGGGGGCTTCTTCTTTTTCCACAACAATGAAAAAAATCGCCAGCATATTGAGAAGATATGATAAAAAAGTTAAAGATTTTGAAAGAAGAGGCGGAGTAATACATCATCTTGACCTGGCTCATGAGGCCCGACAGCTTGAAAGTTTGAATGACATAGTTGATGAGTTTTTGAAATATCCAGGCCAGGGATACGAGCCGGAAGGCTTTCCAGAGGGTATAAAAACTCCGAGAGCATATATGGAATTTCAATGTGCCCAGGATAATATGTTAATATCTCAGGTGTCTTTTGGTGCAAAAACCACTGCATTGTCTATATGCCATGTTGGATTGGAATGTTTAAGAAATAAAATCTCACCCAGAACATTACATTTAGTTTCTCTGTATAAAGAAATATACGCGTACGATACCAAGAAAAAAGGAAATACAGATGAATGGATAGAGTTCGTCAACGGCGTAATATATCCTGCTGTTAAAATCTATCCTAACGGCTCTGGGATGACGGCCTCTGACTACGAAGCTGTACAAGGAAAAGAGAAAAAAGATAAAGAAAGATTGGATGAGCTATATCAAAAATCAATCTTGACAGAAAAAGAATATCATGAACAACAAGAACTAGAAAAAACCGTTGCTATTAGAAAAAGTCGTACACAGGCCTATCTCGCTGCATCGAAAGAGAGAGATTCAGACAGCGATCCTATATATGAACCATCTTGGCTAGAATCTGAAGAGTGGAAAACATTTGAAGATATCTATATGAAACTTTTCAATCAAGTTGATATGAAACATGTTTGGGCTCAGATATTAAAGTGTCTATCACATTTAGCTGGAATTCCACTTACTGGCGAAGCATTATGCGAATATTTATTTAGAGAGCTGCTTAAAGCTATTGGTGTCGACGAAATGCGTTTGGTTTTAAGTGCTTCTGGAGCAGTAACGATGGGAACTATCGATGGCTTAACCACTTCGGCTTTCGGCGGAACTCCGGAGGAAATATTCACAGGAGAAAGCACCAACAGCAATAGTGTTATTCAACAAGGCTTACATGATGTAGAAGCAATTGCTTCTTCCGCCGCCGGCGCCCAATCCGAAATGCAGTCTCAAGTAGAATCTGATTATGTAGCAGATCCTTTTGGCGTTGTTATAGGGGAAGCCGTCGAAGCTGGCACTGGCATGTCTCCGGCAGAATACACAGCTGCTCAAAGCGGCGTCCCTGGTGATGATTCCGGAAACGTTGCGGAGTTTATGGCAGACACAGCCGTCGTTGCCGAAGATGTAGATGCTTTTATACAAGAGTTAAAACAATTTTTTGACTTTAAGCAGATCTGTACAGATATTACTCAGACAATGTTGGACCTCCCGGGAGATTTCTTAGAAGACCCCACAGCTGTATTTGAGGATCTCACAACTCCGGAAGGTTCGTTTGATTGGCAATTCCTTATGGATTTTGTTCCGGATCTCCCGACAATACCAAAATTTACGTTTCCAAAATATAAGAAGATAACAAGCTCTAATGGAGACTTAGTAGAAATTTACGAAGATATGCTTTGGGAGATAACTGCCGGTATCGTTTCCGGCCTCGTCGAAGGTGCAATGTCCGAGCTGATGAATGCATGTCTTACAGAGCCAGGCCCGGGCCCAAGTGTTGGTTCCGGTGAATATGGAGTACTCGAAAATCGATTCCCGGCATTTGTTAGTGAAGCAGCTGGCCCAGCCTTAAGGGAAGCTTACGAAGCATATGATCTCCCAACAGACAATTCCGCTAGATTTATGAAAAACGTGGCGAGAATGTTAACCGGACGAGAATTATGCAACCTCTTTAATGGTGTGAGCCCACAAAGTATACTGATGTTAATAAGATCTTTAATAGAAAGAGACTATCAAGAATATTTACCAGCACTCAGTACTTTGCCGGATATCCGTATGTTCTTTACACATGTTGGTAGCTACATTGATTTAGACGTGTGTGAGGAGTATCAAGAATATGTTCCTTACATTGAAGATTTGTGTGAAGATTTTGATTCTCTTGCCGGCAAACGCGCCGCCCTTTTATCTCATGGATTTTCGGATGAAGAAATCGAATCTCAACTTAAAAATGAGCTTGATGGTAATTTGGAAAAAATAAAAGATTTAATGAGCCTACTGAGACAAGATCCCTCTGAGTTGTTGAGAAATAAACTTCCCACTCTTCGTTGTGAAGATTTAATTCCTGGCGGCGTCGCCCCGTCCATCGCTCGGGCCAACAAAATGGTTTTGGATACCATCTTTGGCATAATTAAAAACATTTTTCGAAAAGAAGCATCCTCTATTAAGGCAATTATTAGTCCGGACCCCGCAAGAGAAGCAGCGGTGATGGCTGATATGGCTGCTGTTTTGGGCTCTATGGATGAATGGGTCGCTAGCGCCCCTGATTATAAAAAGTATCCTGCTCCAAAATTTACTACTGATCCTGGCTTGGACCAGCTAGGAGCAGTAGCCCCCGGTCGTGGCCCAATGATCACACGCCAGAAAGAATCAAAATCGTTTGTTTTTGCCGATAAGGGTCGTGGCTGGAAGATCACCGACGACCGTCACATCGAAGGCGCCCAGCGCGGCAAGCCCAACGACGCTCCGGAGTTTTTATATATTGATGGTAAATATGTTTTCAATCATACTCCTGCAGTGTTAATACGCGAAGATGATTGGTGGCAGCAATGGATGGACAATTGGCCGTCCGGACGTAAACGCTATTATGCTGTTATTTTAAAGAGGCCGCTTACGTTTCAATACGAAACTGATTATGAAGAAAAGAATGTACATTATGAAAAAAGTGGCAAAACTATAGTCGACTTTGCGTATGAAGATTACGTAATGGCTTTTTGCTATGACAAAACTGGTCGCCACCCGGGTGGCTTCAATGAAAAAAATGGGTCTGGCTTGGTTAGTCTCGCGGACAAGCAGACTCTAAAAAGACTTATGGATGAGCAAGGCACCTACCAGATCGCAGGCTCCCCACTGCCCCGGGGGTATCCAACTAGTCCAATTGACTTTGGCGAAGGCGGGAACACAGATGATGACGGATACAAAAACTGGTGTCGATATCATGCCCGGGGTCATGACTTGGAGCCCGGGCTGCCCCATCGTTCTTGTACAACTCTTATTCCGCTTCAAGAATTGCGAGATCGCGGCCTTACTTTTGAACTACCACAACAAGACCCGGCAGCTCTTATGAAAGCAGAGCCACCACTCAAGCCCTTCCAACGACTTTACGATTCTTTATCAGATCGCAGCGCTTTGAAAAGAGAGTCTGCGCCGGATGTAAGATATGTTCCTGGCCACCATGTACCGATTACTGGAGAAGAAGAGGTATGGATTGGCGGCTATTGGTCCTATGGAGAGCTTTCAAAGGATGATGAAGCCGAAGCCGACGCAATGACCCGGTCCGAGCTGGCGATCGAGGCCAAAGAGGTTGCTACCTCATCGCAGTCTAAGCTTGTATGGGTGCCTGGCCACTATAAACAGCCGGCGCATTGGGTAAAGGGAGAGTGGATATATGACGACAAAGATAGTACTGTTAAGCATATTTTGACTGTTCCGAGAAGCGAAGCACAATCTCAGCTGCTTACTGCAGTTAATGGTCCGACGTCCACAGCCGGCTCTTATGGCACCGATCCTTCACACAAAGATCCGACAACCATGAAGCCTGAATTTTTTGAGATGATCCGAGACTACGACCCGGGCGCCGAAAAGGCAATGAGACAGGCATTTAGTTTAGCGCTAACCGGCCGGCCTGATGAAACATACGAGGAAGTAAGCGGTATTACATCCAAAGCTACATCAAAGCTGATGGATAGGGTTAATCAATCTAGCCTGGAAGTTTCATACGAAGTAATAGAATCGGATATAGATGCATCAGGCAAGTCTTCTGATGCATTTCGTATAAATGTTGATAATTCTGGCTTAAAATTGATTGATGAACTTGAAACAAAAGATTGGTCACAGGCCTCTCTTAATGCGATGGAAGCATCCGGGATAGACATTACCAAACAGCCAAGATCAGTTGCTGACCTGTTCGGTAAACTGACCGTTGCTCAATTTACCAGAAGGTTACCTTGGAAATCAAATCCCAGTTCTGATGCGGATCCAAATTTTGCTGTTAAAGATTTTAGTCTGACCCAGCAGTCCGAGGAAAAGATATCGGCTGTTTTCGCGAACCACATACACCCTTTTGAAACAGAGCGTATTGTACACAAGATGCGGGAAAGAACTTTAGTATCTCCGTTCTTTAGTGTCAAATTTATTGATAAGTTTATTAGAAAATTATTTTTAACTTCATATTCGGATATATGCGAGTTTAACGATGGCACTGTCGCTGAAAGATTGTTGGGTCTAGAGCCGCTAAGAGAGCAGATAGATAATCGGTTAAGAGAGGTATTATGCCGACAGCCATTGCTTATATCAGAAGAAGATAAAAAAATAATGCAGCAAGATGCAATGTATCTAGAGGCCGTCGAGGGCAGCAAAGATCAGGCCCTCGGCCTAGAGCCCATCGAAGAAGCTTCCCTCGATGGTCTCCTTCAAATGAGACTTCGATTGTCTGCAATGCAAATTTTATTTGAATATTTACCAGTTGCAACAACTTTTGATGTGCGCCCCGCCATGCATAAACAATATTTTAGATCTTTGGCCATCAATAGAGTGATGAATCAGCTAAAGTCTGAATCTCCAGAATATTATGAACTTATCGGCGCTCGATGTAGTTCAATCTTGCTGGACGAATTGGCTGACGGAAGAGGCATAACTCAACATCCCAATAAAAGTTATCATAAACATACATATGAAATTGATAAAAATGGTGATGGATGGGCGGTGGAGATTGTATCTCCAGGCGCCGACCCACAAGGGTTCGGGCGCCCTCACAAACATAGAATTAAGAACTATGTTCTTCACAAGCCGATTTATACTGTAGGCCTCGATGATGGCAAAAATTACAACCACAAACACGAGTTAGAGGAAGATCACAAAAGATGGCCCGCACACAAAGCCATTGAAAGAATATTTGAAAGACAATACTCTGTTATGGTAGCGACAATGAACAGGCTCTTGGATGATCTAGGTCATTCACATTTGAGAATTAAAAATTATCATGATTTTGTCGATAACCTCATTATTGCTCCTTTCGCTTCTGGGCTTAACACGAATCAACTTTATGCAGTCGGCCGGCCTGCCGCCCATCAGTTCGGCATTGCGGGCCCCACCGAGCATCCGGATTATGGACTATATATTAATTCAAAAAGTCCGGACAATAATTTAGTTGAGTATACAAATGACTGGAATAAGGGAGCTGCCCAGAAAACAAAAAATGGCGGGGCCCTGGTAGCTAATCATTCTGCCAATGCTTATCCGTCCAATCTTTTTAAGATGAGTGTAAGCAACCAAGAGAAACTTTTAAGAGACGGAGGCTTTATCTTGCAGCCTTATCTGTGGGTGCAACACAGAAATGCCGCCGGCGACCCCCAAACTCCAGGCCAGCATAGCAAGATCTACAATACGGCGTTTAACAAGACATATCCAATGCCCCAGCCGACCGATACACTCGGCAATCCTATGGCTATCGATGTCCCGGATCTTGCAACTTTAGATCCTTTTATTCAGGTTTTCGAGGACAAAGACAGACCATATGAAAAACTCGATGAAGCGGGAGTTAGCAGCATAGACTTCTGGGGTGAAGTTTTCGAGAAAATCGCCGGTCCTTTTGACTACCTGTATGATGTTGTTATGGAAACACCTTTGGGACACAGGCGTCCATTTGGTTGGAATATTGCTCATGGACATGTGCCCGAGGTCGGCGCACATGCAGCGAAGGATGCAGATAAGTATCAAGAGATGCTTCAAAAAGTCGATGATTTGTTTGACATAATATATTCTTTTGATTGTATGCGACCCTGTCAGGGTATTTTCAGATACAAAGATGATATTAGCGCATCGCGCGATGTGGCAGTGAACAAGATCACCAAGTCAAAGAGTACACCTTGGAAAGTACTTACCGTCGATGTGCCCGCCCCCGATGTGCCCCCCGCCGGAACAATGCTGGATTACGCAACTCTTGAAACTCAAACCTCTGCCGGCCTTAAAAATCTAGTAGGCTTCCGTAAGCTCGGCCCGGCCTTCCCGTTTGCCTCTCCTAACCATAACGCTGGTCATACCATCGACGGTCTCCCACGCCTCGTTCACGATGTATATGAGTCCTATGTAAAGGATAAAGCTTCTCCGAACATTGGATATGAGTTTCTTCACGAAGATGGAGAGCCATTGGATCTTCATATGAACGAAGATGGTACCATGGACGTACAGACGACAGACTATGGATTCTTCCCAGTGTCTAACCCCAATTATACCGGAATAATCACTTTAGAGGCTGTCCATAAACAATATTTAAGATATCGAAAAGCATACAAGCTCAGTTTCCTTGAGTCTAGCGCTGTTGATCTATATATGGAAGAAGATGATCCACAATTTAAAGAAAATCAAATTAAACTAGAAGCCGCGGTGAAGAACGCCGAGCATGCAGCATATAGCAGGCTTGTAGACCTGAAAAATAAATTTATCAGACTGTCAGCGATGAATACAACGCTCCACCTCGGCTTGACCGGCGTCGAAGCGAAAGCGCGCGCACACATCGATGTCCATATGACCGTCGGCGAGACCCCGATGGACGCCGGACAGCTTTATAATATGTCTGATGAATATTATGATTTCAACCCCCAATATGATCGCCTTGTTTATAATCCAAAGTACCCCCCGGGATATGTCATGACAGCCGAAGGTGCTAAAGAAACTTGGACGGGCGGCAACAACCCGGTGGGGCTGGAGTCCGATCCCCTCGTGATGGTCGCCGGCGGCCCCACCGTGGCCAACACCGATAAATATGTTAAACTTCATACGACTAGTGATAGACGCGTCTTCGGCTGGTCACATGTACTTGAAAATGCAAACTTAATTATGATTGATTCAGCATTTGGCCAGCTCGCAGATGAACATGGCTGGCACAACGCGGAGACTCACTTTAGCGAAATTTTAGAACAGGGTATGGCGTATCCTAGGATTAGTCTAGAATACGGCCAAGGGGGCCGCGGCTCCTATAACTACGGAGGCATGATACCTTCCACCACTGAGGCCGGCGCATATTTTGAAGAGGTATCAGAGTGGGAAAAACAGAACGCCGGTAGTCCGCTTAACAGCCACTCGACCGGTCCCGACGACTTTC